AAATTCTGCTGCCCTTTCAACAAACGCAAACTCGTCAAGGAACAGCAAGTTTACAGATTGACCACGAATGGATGATCCTGAAGTAGCAGCGGCGAATATCTTTGAGTTGTTACTAAACTCTATGCTACCTTTGTTCAGTACCTTGCATCCTGGTTGCAAGTAGAATGGTAGATTCTCAAGCATAAGAGTTACACGCGATAACATCTCTCGAGCAGTCGCACCCTTGTTAGCGAGCACTGCTACAGTTTTCTCTGGATGAAATATAGCATACCAAAGCAGGTATGCCACAGAAGATATAGACTTGCCTGACTGACGGCAAGCGAGCACAACCGTAAAACGGTTGCTGTTGAAGTGAGTAAACATTTCCTCTTGGTAAGGATACAACTCAAACGGCACGAGACCATCGTTTAGGTTGATAATTTTTAGGTGAGTTTTAGCAAAGTGCGTGGGGTCTGCCATGCATTTAGCATACTCAGCGACTTTCTCTTGAGTCCAATCCTCCTGTACGCCATCTTTCTTGACGTGAGGATTACCAAGATAGTGAGTATCGTGTTTAAACTTGGTCGTGTCCTGAATCTGGGAGGGCATCATGTTGAGGAGTTATATCCTTTTCGTTCACTTGTTTGAGCGCACGCTGAAGATCGGTAGTCGAACCGATAAAAACATTCGTCGTTTCTTGTTTAGGTAGTGCCTTGACATCTTCTTTTTCTATCTCCTTCTTTTGTTTATGGAGATTCATAAGTTGATGAGAAACGTCAGAGGTATCTTTTATAAGTTTGGCAAGAACTTCGTATGCTCTTGGGTGTTCGCTTTGCTTTGCGACCTCGATCATCTCTTCTACACCGTCGCGACCTTTACCGATCAGATCGTATAAAGTCTCTCTGGCGTATTCATAATCATTATCTTTATCACTCATATTCATGCGGCAAACTTACTGGACTATCACTATCTAGTACATCTTTTTGTATAGTATAATCAGAGTCAGGCGAAACAGGTCTTGCTGATGTTTCAGTTCTAACGGTCTCAAGATATCTATCCGAATCCAGTGAGTTGACGTCCATATTGAACAGGTCTGCATCGACGCGAGTGATGAGAGGACCAGTCGATGGTTTTGGACCATAGAAATTAATTTTCATGTCAAAGGTGAGAGTGTAGATAATAGTTCTACGATCTTCCATCGCACCTTCAAAGTTATCAGTAAAGGCGACCGACTGTAAAATTACAGGAACATCTTCTTTAATATCTGGATAATCTTCTATCGGTTTAAAGTTTACTGTATACTGCGGAGCAAAGTAAGGAAGAATTTGTTCTACAACTTGTAGTGCATCATTGTGTTGTTTAGCATAAACATTCAACTCAAACGTAATGATGTATGGCGTACCAGTGTAGAATTTTGCGCCAGAAGTATTGTCATCAATATGCTGTTTAGTAAAGTAATTTGTTTTTGGTAGTTGACGTTGAGGGTCGTATGCTATCGACAATACTTCAAAAGACATACGAGGCAGTTTGATTGCTAACTGTCTTTCGTTATCCTCACCGTTATTCATCTCGTTTATTCTTTCTAAGAACTTGCGAGCAGGAGCATATGCCAGAGGAACTTTTTGCTGGGCATAAACATTGTTACCATCACGGCGAATAATGTATAGGTTGTTAAACATTGCACCAAATACTGCAACGCACTTCCTAACCCGTTCGTGATAAAAATGAGTGCCGAACATTAACTAAAATCTCCAAATGGATTGTCTTCACTGAAGTCTACAAACTCAAGTACAGATACATCAAAGTCCGTAACATTTGAAGTCCATCCATCAGTTTGCCCAGTTGGATTTATATCTCCACCAGCAGCATTAGATTGAATCTGTTGAAGTTCTCTTATTACTGTTGGAGTTGCTATAGAAGATGCTACGTTAACACTATCTCCATGGAAGAGTTGGCGAGTAGTTGTAAAAGTTTTATATTCGCCTGAAGTATTGCCTACATTACCAAGGTAGAGCGTCTTATCGTCTGCACTCCATCCAACCACTTCACCAGTAACATCGTAATCGTCAAATGCCTGAGTAACTCTTTCGCCTCTAGTGAATCCGTTAGAAGCAGAATCCATAGTAAGTTGCCACTGATATGCAGCAAACTCTTCAATCTGGGTAACACCAACATTGGTACCAGTACTGAATCTTTCTGTGCTGTACTCGAACAATTCGAGTCGCATTCTGAATACAGGAAGTTGCCCTAACTGATAGAAAGGATTCTCGTCCTCTACCTTCATGATCTCGAAAGTAGAATTAGACAAAGGGATGTGAATTAAATCACCTTCCCTTGGACGATAATATTTTTCTCCTGGTCTTTCTTGGTATTGTCGAATCTCTTGATTGAATCTACGACGTGCCATGACAATAGTGGCGGCATCTCGAATCTCTACACCAAACTTCTGGAAGAGATCTCCGTCACCATCATACCCCTCTACGTTTTCAACATAGACTTCTACTTGGTATGCATACTTAAACTCCGATAAAGTCTCATCGTTGAAAACCATATCTCTAGACACAACTTCTCGTGGCAGGTAATAAACATTCTGCCCATAGAACTTAAGAGATTCAACGATTAAGTTTTCGTAGAGACTTTGTTCAGATCTTACGTTGTGTCGAAAATGTTGAGAGAGTGCCATGCGTCACCCCACAAAGAAGTCGGGTGGCACTTCCTGTTCGAGACGCATTCTTTCTCGAATCTTTTCTTGTTCTTCTCTGCCCTCTTCGATATAGCGTGCGCCACTAATAGTGACGCCGCCAGGAAGTTGCATACCTTCAAACTTTGACATATTTTGCCCCCACTGCTCTTTAATTAGGGCAGTGGTGTAGTCCTTAATAAACATATCATTGAAAACACTGGTATGCGCTGTTGGATCAACGGTTTGATAAACCTCAAGTGCGATATATTTTCCAGCACTCAATGTGCCATCCTCTATATCGCTGTGCATATATAAACGATTTTGCCGACGTGCAAAAGTAATTAACGGGAGACCATTGACTTTCATATCAATCAACTCCATATACTGGCGAACTTGATCATAGTATGCCAGACCACCATAACCAACATCAGAAAGTTGATGAAAGTCGCTCATGGCAAATTGGTAGTTGAATGAAAAGAAATTAGAACTGTTAATGACCGAAGAACTAACAGGAAACATTTTAGTTACATACAATATATTGGTAGGTAGAGTAATATATTTGTTTGTAATGTCATCAGCAGTTAACTGATGTTCGTAATACACGCGCATAGTTGCGTCGTGATGAAACTCCTGATACAACTGAATGGCATCATCGATCTTATCTTCGATTTGATCTTCGTCGACATTGACTTCAATAACTGGTTCACCCAGTCGGCGAAGGCAAAAGTCGATCAGGTCAGCGCGAGATGAAACTACTGCCATGTTGTTATCCGTTTAGTAGTGTACCAGCAGAGTCGTAAATTCCGATTCCGTTGAATCCATCAACTTTGTCAGCATTTAAATTAGTTACCACAGTGCCTGAAGTAACATTACTGAGATCGAAAATAGAAGCAGCGGCGATTCTAGCATCTGCACGTGCATTAGTGAAGTATAAGTTCGTGAGTTCAGACAGATTCGCTGTAGTTTTAGTATTAGTAAAATCACTATCAATCTGCTGTTGGACTTTTACCGAATCGTATGATTCTACAGTAGCAAAAGAAAGGACGCCGGAACCATTTGTGGTCATAAACTGATTGACATTACCATCAGTAGTAGGATATGTCAATCCATTAAATACTGCACCATTTGATGCAGTTAAAGTATTCGAGAACGTCTTAGCACCACTAATAGATTGAGTGGTCGCTAGAGTTACATAAGAACTTGATAAAGAAGATGAAAGGTTGGCAACATCAGAATCTAATGCCTGAAAGTTTGAGTCCAACTCTTGTAGAGTTAGAGCAGAACCTTTTGTTAAACGTAGAGTGAGATCGGCCATACCATCATATCCTTAGGCAAAGTAGTGGGGGAACGTATTCCCCCATACGACAACAAACTTACGATTAATTTGGTGCTTCGTAAGTAAGTGAAGAAATACTAATTGTGTCGCCAGCACCGATAGCAGTAGATGACAAGATAATGTCACCGCCACCACCAGTAGCAGTTACGGAACCAGTG